GAATGTGCACCTGCAAAAGCTGGATCTCATTCGGTCCAGGCTTTACCTCTCCCGCCATAATGTTCTGGCCGACATACGCCAGAATAGCCTTCAAATGGGCTTCATGGTCGTCTGCCTTGCCAACAGCCGCAGGCAGGCCCAAATGGATAACCGCTAATTCCATGGCCTGATCTTCCATCTGGATCGTAGCCTTCATTCCTGGATCTGCATACACCCGGCGCACAATCGCGGGATCGTCAACCTCAAGAACGCTCTTGACCAACTCGCCCTGGTCAACGAAAGGATTCCCGTTGAACATCTGAAACCTAGCAACTGCCTTTTGGAACAGGTATGTCTTATTCACCCCATCCGCGCTGCCGTTAGGCAGGATGGAATACTCGTTGTGCAAAGCGTCTTCAGGGGCTTTCTGGTACTGGTCAATATAGAAAAAGTCCAAGTCCTTCTTGGCATATTGTAGCAGCAGGCCCCAGCTCATCCTGTACAGCGCCCCCAGAGAGATCCTGAATATTCGCAGCCGCAGGTCAGAAGACTGCTGGAACATGTTGCTAACCGCGTTTACTTCCGTCGCCGTCCTACGCTGGGTCGTGTCGCTAATGCGCGTGATGCCAAAGTCAGGAACAGTAACGCGCCCCTCCGCAATCTCCCGCACGCTCTGAATGGCCTCCTGAAAGTCAAAAGGCATCTTTGGCCACATGGCCGGCTTGATGCCCCGAGGAAGGGCCTGCCCTGGGATAAACTTGAAATTGTTGACGTTTACTGAGCTGCCGCCGTCGTTCTCAAAAACAGGGCGGTTTGTCAGTGTAAGAGCGTCGTGCTTCTGGTTCAGCAGGTTTGTAAGTTCAGCCTCATACGTCGCAACCATCTCCACCAACCCACGAGGCGAATACCAACCCTTGTCCTTTACCTCATAGACAAAATCAACGAAAGGAAGATCCCCATGATCGTAGGGATTCTCCATGTCCTTCTTAAGCGTAACCTCGGGGCAGTCTGGGACGAAGCAGCGATACATCCATTTATCATTCTTCCCCCGCTGCCAAGCCTCCCATACCGTAACCATGTCGTTCTCGTAGAGAACGCCCTCCCTAGTCTCCTTCGTGTTCCGGGTGTTGCTCATCCCAGAGTTCTCAGAGTCAGGCGGGGACAACAGTCTAAGAACGTCAGCCTGCCCCTCAAACTCATCGCTCCGCATGAAAGCATCCTGCGAAAATTGGCGGATGTGAATGAGCCTGTCAGCCGTCTTTAGGGAGATCGTATGCGACGGAACAATAATCTGGCGAGGGTCCACAGCGTCATAACATAGCCGCTTCTCGTCAGAATCCCACCGCACCTTGCACACCGCCCGCCCCATCATTAGCATCCAGTCGATAACCGTAAGGATCTCTGTCTCAAGATTCGACTTCTGCTTAATCTGGTGGTCAAACCATTGTGAGGCTGCCGCTGTAGCCTCATTGGTTTGAGCCTTTGAAGAAATGAACTGGCAAAGCGTGTCTGTCGCGTAGAGCTGCTGGAAGAATGCGGGCCGCATCCGCTCAATGAACGAATCAGCCAACGGAAAATGAAGGTCTGCCGCCCCAGGAAACGGCTTGGACTTGCGCCGCAGGCCGTGGTGTCGCATCCGATAGAACTGGTCTGCGCGGCCCTCCCAGACCTGGCGATCTGCCATGTCCTGCTTTACAGCCCCCGTAAGTTCGTAGTTGTCTAGCACTTGTGCGCGGTTTTCCTTACCGCACACGTTTTACAATACTTTAACGATAAAGTCAAGCCTTTTTGATGCAAGCGACCTGCGCATTAGCATTACTTTTTCAGATTATGCCCTGCCCCTACTCCATCGGCAGCATCACCTGCCGCCCTAAGCATCTCATCCAGAAGCTTTTGGCAATGAAACTTTGCTGGGGTTGCGATGTATCTTGAGCCCACCACCGGGGGCATTCCTTTTATGTGGCTTGGGACAAGAACCAGAATTTGAATTTTTGCTTTTGCCATGAAATATATTGCTCCAGTTGTCCCTGAATGCCTGAGAGAAGCAATTCCTTGGGGATGATCCTTTACCCGCCACAATCTATGCCCTCCACGCACTCGTTCTCTTCGTTTGTGCGCCTCTCAAACTCCTGCATTAGCTTGTCCATTGGCGTCTCGCCGTATGGGGTTCTCTCGTTAACCGAGTCCATTGCCTTGCTCCCGACCATTGCCATTACAACCGCGTCCGCCCTGTCTGGGCTCTTTAGCCCCCTCAAGCGCATGTCGTCTTTCTGCTCAAGCCTCGTCTTTGCGCCCTTGTATTGGTATCGACGGGTGGTAAACTGAGATCGCAATTCATCGTCATCCGGCAGAATAATCTTGCTCTCCTCGATCCTCCGTGCGGCCAGAACCCACATCTCCGTTCCCCTGTTCAGGTAGCTTTCGTTCTCGTAAGCTTTCCCCCCGAAGTTCACACGGTTGACCTCCATGCCCATGTTCGACAGAACATCCGCAAACCCCACCCCCATTCCGCCAACGTCAAGGTAGCAGTCCTCTGGAACAATCCCCAGCCGCTTGATTATAGACCCCACCTTAACTGCCGCCTGGAATGTGTCCCTGTCCCTCCACGCCTCGATTATCTTGACACTATTCCCCTCGCGGTAGGCGACAACATTCTCATCCCCGCCTGCCGCAACGTCAATGCCAAGGGCCCGCTCGTTCCCTGACTTGGACGGGGGAAACTCCCTGCACCTGTCATACCAATGCAGGGGGCACACCAGCAGCTCTGTGTCGTCGCTCATCCACTCAGCAAAGATCATGCTCTTTGTCTGCGGGGCGTTGATCCCGTATTTGCCTATAACAGAATCCGCCCATGGGATTGTTGTGCCATCTGCCAGTGTTACCTTAAGGCGCAGCAGGTGTGGGCAGTCCTTATACTGAACAACGTGCTTCTTCCAGTATTCCTTTTCCCCGCCCCAAGCCTTATAGAACGCCCCGGCTGCCGGCCCAGGACTGCTCTGCATAAGCAACCGGCTTGGCTGCATACGCTCAATAGCAATGAAGATGTCGTCATTGATGCTCTTTGCCTCATCGACAATGACCAGAAGATTATCGCCTGGCCCAGTCCTATGAAAGCCCTCAAACTTAAACGTGTCACTCGCCGTAAACCCCACGATCCGGCTCCCTGTCCTGCCAAATGTCATGGTGTTCATGGTCATTTCTATCCCCCACTCCTTGACATGCGGCTCTACAAGCCTCCTTAGCGCAGGCCAGAACTGCTCCCTAACCTGCCGCATAACGCCAGACGTTACTACAGTCGTGCTGTCCGGGGCAGTCATGGCGTTCCAGGCAGCAATGGGAGCGGCACACGTTGATGTCTTCCCTGACCCATTTGCGGCCCTAAGCGCCACACGGCAATTCTTGGGCTCAACATCCCTCCAAACCTTCAACTGCCATTCATACGGTTTTAGGCTGAAAATGTGCTCACACCAGACCTCTAGCTTGACCAATTCTTCAGGTTCTGGGAGTTCAACTTTAGGTTTGTCAGGCTTTGAGGGCATACATTTCATCTATCGTTTTAATGACTTCACGCGAAAGCGTGCACCTTTCGCATTTGCAAGTATGCTCGCACCCCTTTGTTATGCCGGCGCGAAGCATTTCATTCTCCTTTTTGAGACGGATGTTGTCCGCCAAAAGAGAATTCACCCGCTCCTTTAAGGACGCTATGTGTTGTTGTTTTGTTTCGAGTTTTACCATCTAAATCATCTTCCCCGTCGTCCATCCATCCGCAATATTGACAGAACCAAGTGTGCGTCGGGGCACCACATACAGGACAGGAATAAGGTGTTTCATCGTCTCCATAAGGCATGGCTTAATCCTACAATGTTGAGCTTTCAAATCTAGTGTGCCCCCGCATAAACGTCAAGTCGATCAATCCTGTCGGGCCATTGCGTTGCTTCGCAATAAACAGCTTCATGGGGATTCCATTATATTCCTGCCCCTCCATGGTGTCAACATACATAAGAGCCACAACGTCAGCATCCTGTTCAATAGCCCCAGACTCCCGCAGGTCGCTTAAGCGAGGCTTCCCGTCCCTCTCCCGCTCTGCCCCACGATTAAGCTGACTCAGCACAAGGACCGGCACCCGCAACTCTTTGGCCAGCGATTTCAACCCGGCACTCACATCCGCAACCTCTCGCTCCCTGTTAGATCCCGCCCTCCCAGGACGCCTGACCAATTGCAGGTAGTCAACAACAATCAACTCAATGCCGAATCGCTGGTGCATCCTCCTGGCCTTTGCCCGCAATTGCAGAATTGACAGTGAGCTGGTGTCGTCTATGT